GACTAAGTTACGTTCACTAGTAGAACAAACTGGTGTTGGTTTACTATTAGTATCACATCTACGTAGACCTGCAGGTGATTCAGGACATGAGAATGGTAAAGAGATTACTCTCTCACATCTACGTGGCTCTGCATCTATTGCACATCTATCTGATAGTGTGATAGGATTAGAACGTAATCAACAAGCAGATGATGATGTAGCATCTAATACTACTACGATACGTATTCTAAAGAATAGGTATACTGGTGATACTGGTATAGCTACGCATCTTTATTATGATAAAGAGACTGGTCGTATGAAAGAGATTGACAATCCTTACGAAGTAGATGATAATGATGAGGAGGTATCTTTTTGATAGACTTTGATATGTTAGATAAAAACTCTATGAAGATAGATGGTTTTGATGATGCTATTATAGGATATGGAGAGCAATATGGTAAACAACCTTTGCTTGTATATTCTTATAGTAAAATATGTAAGATACTAAGAGAACGAGATGATATGACATGGGAAGAAGCAGATGATTTTGCTCAGTTTAATATCTTAAATGTATGGGTAGGTAAGGGAACTCCCATGATATTATATAATGAGTATTGGTATGATTGGAAAGAGAATGAGAGCAGTAGTTGATATAGAAACAGATAGCTTAGATGCAACAAAGGTTCATTGTATAGTGGCTAAAGACATAGACTCAGGGAGGGTTTATCCTTTCCCTCCTGATATGATACATGGGTTTAGAGATTGGTCACAAGGTGTCAAGCAATTTATTATGCACAATGGTTTATCATTTGATGCACCTGTGTGTAATAGATTGCTAGGTACTAACATTAAACCTAGTCAGATTGTAGATACACTTGTATTATCACAGTTGTTCAATCCTATTCGTGATGGTCATTCATTAAGAGCGTGGGGTGATAGACTAGGATTTCCTAAAGGAGATGTAGAAACATTTGAAGTTTATACACCAGACATGTTAGAGTATTGTAAACAAGATGTAAATATAACACATAAGTTATTCAATATTTTACAGAATGAAGGTAAAGGTTTTTCAAGTAGTTCTATTAGATTAGAACATAAAGTTAGAGTTATAATAGATAAACAAGAAAAGAATGGCTTTGCTATGGACATGCAAAAAGCTATGAGTCTTTATAATAAATTAAGAGATGAAGCTAATGGTTTAGAAAAGTGGTCAGTAACAACCTTTGAACCTACAGTTGTAGAGTTAAAAACAAAAACAAAATACATACCTTTTAACATAGGTTCAAGACAGCAGATTGCAGACAGACTAATGAAGTTAGGTTGGAAACCAAAGAAACACACAGATAAAGGTAACATTATTATTAATGAAGCTGTATTAGATACAATAGATATGCCTGAAGCAAAGAAGTTTTCTCGTTTCTTTTTATTACAGAAACGTATAGCACAGATTAAGTCATGGATAGAAGCATGTGATGACAGAGATGGTAGAGTACATGGTAGAGTAATGACTCTTAAAACTATTACTGGTCGTATGTCTCACCATTCTCCTAACATGGCACAGATACCTGCAGTTCGTTCTCCATATGGAAAAGAGTGTAGGGATTGTTGGACAGTTGATAATCCTTATACTCATTCCATAGTAGGAACTGATGCAAGTGGCTTAGAATTAAGATGTCTAGCACATCTAATGAATGATACTACCTTTACAGATATACTATTGACTGGAGATATACATACACATAATATGCAAATGGCAGGTCTAACTGATAGAGACCAGGCAAAGACATTTATATATGCATTTATGTATGGTGCAGGTGCATCTAAGATAGGTCAGATAGTAGGAGCAGGTGCTAAAGAAGGACAACAATTAATTAATAAGTTCTTATCTAGTATGCCAGCATTAAAAAGAGTACGTGATGCTGTAACAAAAGCTGCTTCTAAAGGTACTATCAAAGGTATTGATGGTAGACGTTTACATATACGTAGTCCACATAGTGCATTGAATACTCTAATACAAGGAGCAGGTGCTGTTGTTTGTAAAGTATGGTTATGTAATATGAATAAACGTATCAATAGAACAGGTATTGATGCTAAACTTGTAGCAAGTATACATGATGAGTATCAGTTTGAAGTTTCAAACAAAGTAATAAATAAGTTTGGACAGCTAACTAAAGATGCTATGAAAGATACTGAGAAACAATTACAAATGAGATGTCCTCTTGACAATGAATGGAAGGTAGGTAAGACATGGGCAGAGACACATTAGTACAAGAATTTAAAGGAAGAAAAGATCATGCTGATTATATTAAGAGAGGTATAAAAGTAGAGAATGAATTTATACAGACAGCTAAATCACATGGTTATACAGTTGCAATAGCTGATGAACAAGAGAATATAAATAAACATATAGATTTATACTTAACATATAAAGGATTAACAGTTAGTGTAGATGTAAAGGCTAGAAGAACTGGAAATAAAAACAAGTTTTTTGATGACGCATGGATTGTTGTTGAATTTTTAAATACAATGGGTAATAAAGGTTGGCTTTATGGTGACTGTGATTACTTTGTATTTGAAAGAGAGCATGACTATGTATGGTGTGGTGCAAAAGAGTTAGTAGAATTAACTGACAAAGTTGTAGATAAAAATACCAGAGTTAAAAGTTATAGTGATGCTGAATACAAAACATGGGGTAGAATACATCAAGGAAAACAAGACCTTAT